CCAATCAACACGGAATGCCTTAAACTCGTTTATATTCTGAGTTGCGCCTTCCCATATTTTATAGAATTGATTACCAATGCCATTAGCCGTAGAGGTAATGATAACCTTTGTATCTTTACCTGCCGATACTACTGGATATGTTGAGGTATAGAATTCTGCTGCACGTTCTACGAAAGCAAATTCGTCTAGGTAAAGGAGGTTAACAGACATACCCCGAATAGAAGATCCACTAGTAGCAGCAGCAATAATCCTAGAATTATTACTGAACTCAATAGAACCTTTATTAAGGGCTTTACAACCAGGCTGAAGAAAGAACGGAAGATTTTCCAAAGCCAACGTAACCCTTGCAAGCATTTCTCTTGCAGTAGCGCCTTTATTCGCGAGAACCGCGATCGTTTTTTCCGGGTGGAATACCGCGTACCATAGTAGGTAGACGACGGAGGATATTGACTTTCCCGATTGCCTACAGGCGAGAACAATGCTAAACCTATGCTCATTGAAATGCTCGAACATTCTTTCTTGGTATGGATATAGATTAAAAGGTACTAGACCTTCATCTAATGAAATAATTTTACAGTAAGTCTTAGCAAAGTAACCAGGACTTTGCATACACTTTTGATATTCTATTATTTGGTTTTTCGCCCATTCTTGAACGACGCCATCTCGTTTTACATTAATATTACCGAGATAGCTTTCTTTTTCATTTATCATCTAATCGAGGCGTCATGTCAATTACATTATCAGATTGTGTCTGCAAGAACCTCTGCAGATCAGTAGTAGAACCAATAAACAAATTATTATTTGTTGTTCCTACCTGTGCCTGTTTTGGCTCTTCATTTATATCTCTATTCTTCTTATTTAGATCCATTAATTTATCATTAATATCAGCCATATTTTTCATCATACCAGATAATACTTCGAACGCTCTCGGGTGCTCGCTTTCGCGTGCGACCTCAATCATAAGTTCAAGACTCTCTTTACCTTTTTCTAGTATTTCGTAATAAGTATCTCTGGAATATTCATAATCACTTTTGATATTTTCATTGTTTTCCATTATGCACTATCCACAAATGTATAGGTTTCAGTAAATCCGTAATCGCTATCAGCATCAACTGATAAAGGATTAGGTAATACTGTTAGTTTCGGTTGAGGATAAACAGAATTTCCTGAACCGTCCGAATCCGTTAGTACGCCAACATAAAGATTGCCATCGACTTGACGGATGATTTTTGAATTTGCAATTCCGTGATAGAAATTAGCATGCATTAAAAAGTCTAATTGATATATAATTGTTCTTCTTCCAAAGTTACCTTCGTAATCATCAAGATAACTCATACCCTGTAAGATAATAGGAACATCTTCTTTTATATCATTATAATTTGAAAATGGCTGGATTGTTAATGTATACTGCGGACTGAAATAAGGCAATATCTGTTCAACAATCTGCAATGCATCATCTTGTGTTTTTGCATATACATTTAATTGCATACTAATACTGTAAGGAACAGGCGAATTAATTTTTGCCCTGTTTTCTATTGCACTACCAGTTTTTGAAAAGTTATTCATCTTCTGAAGCTGTCTTTGAGCATCATACGTATATCCGATAATCTCAAAAGACATACGAGGAAGTTTAATAGCTACCTTTGTATCATTATAAAGATCAGGATTTTCACGAAGACGTTCTAAGAAATCACGTTTTGGTGCATAGGATAATGGAACTTTTTGAGTATTAATTACACTACCTGCAGAATTTTTTCGCAGAACGTATATATTATTAAAAAGTGAACCGAACATGGCCACAGTTTTACGAATTCGTTCGTGGTAAAAATAATCACCTAACATTACTGAGGATCTCCAAATGGATTGCTTTCAGAGAAGTCTAAGAATCCAAGGTCTGATGTTGTAGTTTCAAATGCATCATTCTGTTCGTTTTCACTTAGCTGATTATCTTCTGTTACAGAAAGTACAAGAGATGTTTCACTCCCATATGCTGCTTGGTGTACTACAGGACTGCTTGTAGTTGGTAGATGGAATAAGCCATCATCTGCACCAAAGTTAACAAGACCCAATACTTTATCAGAATCAGAATATTTGCTTACTTCAGCTGTTAGAGTTACGCCACTTCCTAGATCCTGCTGTACAACATCACCTACAGCAAAATCGCCGCCTGAATCAAGTTGTAATAAAGCTTGATAAGCATATTTTGTCTCTACGGCCTGAATGCCATCGACACCTGTATCAAAATCTTCACCACTATATTCAAATAGCTGTGAACGCATTTTAAATATTGGTAAATTATTTAATTGATAAAATGGCTGTTCATGTTCAACGTGTTGGATCTGAAACATTGACTTTGATAAAGGAAGATAAATTAAATCACCTTCTCTCGGACGTATAATATTTGCTTGATCTACCCTAGCAACTGCACTTGTCCATCTTCGACGGGCTACAATAAATGTTGCTTCATCTCTTATTTCTACGCCAAACTTAGTAAACAGATCACCTTCACCGTCAAATCCCTCAATATTTTCGATGTACATTTCAACCTTATAGGCATTTGAAAAACGAGATGCTTCTAAATCACCAAGAATTGTATCTTCATTAACGGTTTCCCGCGGAAGATAATATACATCTTGACCATATATCTTTATCGATTCTAGTACAAGATCTTCATAGAGGTTTTGTGTTCCTCTAAGATTTTGGTTGAAATAGGGATTAACTGCCATTATATTATCCTACGAAAAAGTCTGCAGGGAATTCGTGTTCGAGCCTAATTTTTTCTCTTAACCTTTCAATTTCTTGTGAAGCTTCTTCGTAAATTCTTACGCCATTTAGTGTTACACCACCAGGTAACTGTACGCCTTCAAATTTGCTAAGATTTGTTCCCCACTGCTGCTTAATAAGTGCAGTTGCATATTCTTTTAAAAACATATCATTATATACTTCAGTATATGTAGACGGATCTATAAATTTATAAGCTTCATATACAATATATTCATTTGCATTAATATCACCATCTTTAAAGTCACCATGTATATAAAGTCTATCTTGTTTTCTTACCCAAGTTGTCTGTGGATGCCCGTTTAGTTTCATATCTAACAATGAAAGATATTGATTTAATTGTTCGTAATATGCTAAGTCGCCGGCATAATTTTGCATATCTGCAATATCATTTAACATCATCTGATATTTAATATCAAAGAAATTAAATGACGTATTAAAAGAGCTAGAGAGTCTAAAAAGCCGAGTGATATACAATACATCGCTACCAACTGAAATATATTCATTTGATATATCACTGCTTGTTACTTGATGAGAAACAAATGTACGATAGGTTGCCTCAGAGTGATATTCGCGCCAAAACTGAATTGCTTCATCTACGCGGTCTTCAATCTGTTGCTCTTCAACATTAATTTCTATTACAGGATCACCTAAGCGCCTTAAGCAGTAATCAATTAAGCTTTGTCTTGAATTTGGATTTGCCATATCTGTATTTACCTTAATTTAGAAGTGAACCAGCTGCATCATATACGTTAATACGATAATATGTGCCTTCTTGTCCGTCTAGTGTATCAGCATCGAATCCCTTACCAGTTCCTCCAAAGTAAGCATTTAGTTCTGCAGAATCGATTGATAAGTCTCTTGTTGCAGATATATCGCCACCACCAGTAAGACCAACACCTGCTGTTATTGATACTCCTGTATGGTCAATGTGTTCGTTTCCTACAAATCCCGTTAGATTATCGTGGTTTATTGAAGACTCGAAATATGCTAAGAATTCTGCAGAATCGATTGATAAATCTCTTGTTGAAGATATATCTCCGCCACCAACTAAGCCCGTTCCTGCTGTTATTGATACTGATGTATGATTAATATGCTCGTTAGCTTCAAATCCTGATAAGTTATCATGAACTATCTGTGCATCATTCGTACTAATTTCTCCAGAAGAAATACTAATGCCAGTTCCAGCACTGAAGTGTGCTCTTACTTCAGATGCACTTGGACCAGTATAACTTATAACACCAGTTGAAGCATCGTAAGAAAGTGATCCATCACCGCCATTATCTGTTACGCTAATAGCATATCTTGCTCTCGATTCTAAATCAGCCGAATCATGTAATGTTGTATTAAACGAAGATCCATCAGCAGTACTAATAGTAAATATACCGGTACTAGAATCAAAGGCTGTTCCTGATACGCCAGCAACATTTACTACGCCAATTGAATCGATAAATCCTGAAGCATCAACGGTGAATACTGGTACTTCAGAAGCTGATCCATATGTACCAGCAATAACTGTTGTATTTGCTGACCGATCAAAATCGGCTGTAATTGTTCCAGCGGCAAAGTCACCCGAAGCGTCTCGTGTTACAATAGCTGAGGCTGTATTTGTACTAACTGCAGTTGTTGCTGAATTTTGAACTTTACCAGCAGTTGATATTGTATCTAACTTCGTATCTACGATTGCTGCAGATGCGTTAATATCATCATTAACAATTGAACCTGGATTATATGCTGTTGTAAGTGTTACGTCACCTGATCCGTTGAAGCTTACCGCACTTGCTGTTATATCACCAGTTAAACTGAAATCACGCCCAGTAGTAAGTATTGTTGCTGTATCAGCATTACCTGTGAGTGAACCGGTTACGTTACCAGTTACATTACCTGATAAGTTACCTTCGAATGTAGTTGCTTTAACAACACCATACTGTGTACCAGGTACACTTGGATCAATTGGTGCATCTGGTTCTGGATCATATCTGTTCAGGAATGTCCATTTATTTTCTGATACGTCGAAGTATAGACCAACGTGGGTATATGCAGAATCATTTCTATTAGAGAAGAATCCTGTATCAATATCTGTCTTAGTAGCTGTGGCCGTCCATTTATCACCAAGTGTATGACCTGTTGTAGCACCGAAGTCAATCTCGATACCGTAGTCACTGTCTAATATCTGAGCATCGCCTGTGATAGCAATACCCGTTGCTTCTGTACCTACAGCTGAATCAAATCCCCATTCAAACGTATCAGGTGTTCCAGTAGCATCAATCTTAACAAAGAATGACTTACTTGCAGAATCCCCGGAATAATGTCCTGAGTAGAATGCGTCATCTAAACCTGTACCAACAAACGTTGTACCTGCTTCACCAATTGTATCACCAGCATTTAAATATTGTAAGTTACCACCAACTTCAAGATTTGCCGTTGAAGTAATAGTTTGTGTACCAGTAACATTCAAGTCACCGTCAATTGTAAGACTTCCACTAATATGTTGATTAGCTTGTACTCTAAAGCTAGGAACCGAATGGTTCTGCTGGTTAATAATAACCTTACCATTATTTGGATCAGACTTAATAACCCAGCCAAGACACATTGGGAAGTTAGGATAAGCTGGAGCAGCATTCTGAATTGCTCCAGGTGTTAATCCTAGGAAGAAGTTATCACCAGCATTCAGTGATGACGTATCAATATCATCAATTACACCTGCAACAACGATTTGTCCATAAGATGCATTCGGAATAGCTTCAGCTGAAAGACCTTGAACATTATATTTTGCACCATCTGTTGCATCGGCAAGAGCAACTAATGGTGATTCTTGTCCTGAATCATTAATGTAGTTGCCAGCATAATAGAGTGGTTTACCTTTTGCAATTTCTACGCCTGTGTTATTATAAACACGTTCAATCATCTGCATACCAATTTCGATTGGATGATCGAAATCAGTATAATAGTTTAGATTCTTATGATGAGGATCATACCAGAGAGCACCTTCTCTGAATCCAATATGACTATCAGCCCAACCTAACTGGAACT